CTGCACCGAAAACTCGGCAGGTTATTGATAGAGACACGCGAATGGTGCGAAATGTGGAAATCCCTCCGCCTCCCGCAGGCGATGCTCCGGTTGAAATAACAGAGCCGACGGTGGGGAGAGTTTTGAAAGTAAACCGCCGAGTGAGCAGTTTGGCGGAAGCGGAAAATTTGGCGAAGTCGTCTTTGCGCAGTAAAAATATGCGGCAAATGACCGGCTCACTTAGTTTGATAGGGCGACCGGATTTGTATTCGGGAATGAATGTGAAAGTCGAGGGTTTTGGGCTGTTCGACACGGTAATTTGGAATGTTGAAGAGGTAACGCACGATTACAGTCGTTCGGGTGGATATAACAGCAGTGTTCAACTTCGGGGAGTTTTGGGGTACTAATATGAATGAGCAAATCGCAGCAGCATTGAGAGATATGTTTCGCGTCGGGGAAATTGTTTCAACAGACCCCGAGAGCGTAACCGCGAGAGTGCAATTCAGAGATACCGACGATGTCGTGAGCGCACCATTGCAGGTTTTGCAGCGATACACCGTTGAAAACAAAAGTTACGAAATGCCCGATGTGGGAGAGATAGTGGCTTGTTTGTTTCTCGGCAACGGTTCGATTTCGAGTGCGGGATATATTCTCGGAAAACTTTACAACAAAAACGACGTTCCGCCGGAAACGGGGCAGGATATATCGTATATGAAATTCAAAGATGATACGACGTTCAAATATGACCGCGAAGAGCACAAAGCGACGGTAGAAATCAAGGGCGATGTTGAGATTGATATTGAAGGCACGAGAATAGAGAAAATATCGGAAAGCCAAGAATTGACCGTTCCGATTCTGAAAATCAACGGCGAGAGTTTTCAACTCAATTCAAGCGATAGCGTGGAAATTATCGGCGGAGATGTTACGATAAATGGCGGGGACATAAAAATAACCGGTGGCGATATTGTCGTTTCCGGTAGTGAGGTTACAATTTCGGGAAGTGGAGATAGTTTAGTTGTATGAATAAATATTTTGTAACAGTAAACGCGAAGAACGCGCCCGGCACGAATTTACTTGGTGAATTTGTAAATACTTGGCTGGCGGACTCAAAATCAACTATTAAATGCAATGCGGGAGAATTTGTATATAACAACCCCGCGCTTAAAACAAAGCCGTGTAACGCTTGCACTCCTACACCCGGCACACTTTTGGTAACCGAATCGACCATTGATGTAAAAGGCAAGGGAAAACTTATACACAACATAAAATGCTTCGGAACGGTTTCAACGACAAACCCGCCAAACCTACCAAATATGTGCGAGATAGAAGGCAATAGCGCTTGTTCCGCAAAATCCGCAGGCGACGACGGAGAAACCCCGCAAGAAACCCCCGACGGCTTGCCGATTTTTACGCTCGTGAGAGATTATCAAATGACGGGCGGATTTGTGCGAGATATTACTTGCAGGACAACGGATAAATTTATCGCAAGAACTAAAGAAGGCGTAACACTTGGAAGATTGACGGGCAAAGGCGCAACATTTTACACCATAGAGCCACAATGGGTCGGAAATCAGCCTTGGATTAGTTGTATTCCTGAGGGAGAGTATCGCTTGAAATGGAACACAAGAGAGGGAAGTAGATACATAAATAACAGTTTTGATGTCTGGACTAAAGACGGACAAAACAGAACTTTATCCGGCAATAGAACCGACATAATAATTCATTATGGCTATGATGTTACGTGGACAAGTGGTTGCATAATACTAGGCGATAGATTAACAAAAAACAGTAGGGTCAATAGAGGAGATTTTATGGTGACTAATCCTCAATCATCTATGGATAGATTTCGGGGATTGATAGCAAGTGAAGCGATTCTGAAAATAAAAGGAGGGAAAACGAACGAAATTAAGAATACTGTCGAGTAGTCCTTGACTTTTCATTGGATATATCGTATATTTATTGATGAGCAAGGGAGGGAGTATGAAGTATTTAATTCTTGTATTTCTGTTAAGCGTTGTAGTTTTTGCCGATGGTTGCGATTGTTTTGACTGTGGCAGAGATTATGTGCTGCTAAAAGATGGCGACAATTTTACAATGATTGCTACCGTATTGGGAGAAGGGGAAACCCTGTTAAGTTCAGTAAAAAAGTGGTATCCGCAATATGCAGACAGAACAATGAAAGAATACTGGTATGAACTCAAAGACAGTTACGATGAAAGTGTGATAAACAGTTTTTACAGTTATTTTTACCCAAGTGAATTATTAGGGACTCATAAAATAATCGTAATTGAATAACGCGCCCACTTTCAGAAAAATTTCGTTTTAATTAAAATCCAAAACAACTAATTAGTATCGTATCAAGACATTTGTCTTGTTAAGGGGAGTATATGAATTACCTTGAAAACGATTTTCCCGATATGTTGCGGGAATTTGAGGCGGAAGAAGCGAAGAAAGAATTGCAGAATGAGAATGATAAAAACGAAAGTATGGAAGTAGAGGCGGAAAAATGATAAATTTACCGACACCGAGTTTGCCCGCAGGGTTGCCGTTGGGAAGCATTCCGGCGGGCTTGAAGCAAAATGTCAAGGATATCGCCCTTGCGCGTTTGCTTGCGCTTACTCCGTTTGTCGGTTTTATCGGGAAGTGTGTATTTCTTTCGAGCAGAAACGTTGTGAAAACCTTTGAGGGTTTGGATAGAAAAGTTGCGGCGAATTTTGCGGAACACGCGGTGATTCTCGGAAAGCCGATTCTTGAATATACCGGGGACGCGCTTGACGAATTTAATATTGATATGACCTTTCACGGCGGGCTGGGAATTGAACCGCTGACCGAATTCGATAACTTGAACCGAATGAAACAAAGCGGAAATCCGCAGACGGTTTTCCTGTCGTATCGCTATGAGGGCAAGTTTGTAATTACGGCAATTGAAGCGAACGAGACGCATTACAACAAGGGCAGACCGATAATAATGAAATTTTCCGTAACCTTGCGCGAATATGTGGAGTCAATCCCCGTTGAGGCGGAAATGAAACTTCGAGAGGAAGAGTTGAGACGGAATGAGACGGGCGTTGGCGGTCCCGAAAGATTAGCAGGTGCTCCCGCGCCCACGCAAGCGAGAACGCTTGTGCCGAGTAGTGGCGGAGGAATCAATCCCATAACGAGGATGGTAACGTGAATAAAGAGTTTGAAGTTTTGGCTGGGTCTCTTACCGACATTGAAATCGGCGCGAGGGGATTGAAGGCGATTATTCAGAACGTCAGAACGATTATTACGACTTGGCGGGGGACGGTTTTTTTAGACAGAACGTTCGGAATAGACCCGCGAATTATTGACAGACCGATAAACTTGGCACAGGCGGAACTAATAATGGATATTACGCAGCAGATAGAAAAATACGAGCCGAGAGTTCAAATTACGAGCATTACGTTCGAGCCGAGCGATGCGGGTAACGGAGAACTTACTCCGCTTGTGAGATTTATAGTTAAAGAAGGAGTGTTATTGTGAATGCAGAGTTATTTAATTTTTTGCTCTATATTTTTTACGGGCAGGCAAAACAAGACGAAATCGAATCGTATTTGATTGACGTTTTCAACAAAAGCGGCGGGAATCCGGTGCAGTTTATTTCTGTGCTGGCGGAGTATATCGCAGACGCGAAAAAGATTATGAGTGTCAATACCGGCGAAGTGATAGAAGCAACGGTTACGACGTATGAGGGCTTGACAAACTCGACACTGTTCCCCGGCGACCCCGTGAGGTTGTTTCTTTCGACTTTGGCGGCGATTGTTACCCAGCAGAATGTAAATATTGACTATCTGTCAAAACAGAACTTTTTGCGCTTCGCTTCGGGAATCCACCTCAACCGCTTGGGCGAACTTTTAGGCGTGTTCCGTTTGGGTAATACTCCGGCGAAAACAACGCTGGTATTTTCACTTGCAGAACCGAGAACGCAGGCGACCGTAATTCCGCAGGGAACGAGAGCGACGGCGACAGGAAACGTATATTTTGCTACCGACACACTTGTTATGATTTCTCCGGGAAATTTGAGCGCGGAGGTTTCGGCGACCTGTTTATCGAACAACGAAATCGGCAACGGAATTTTACCCGGACAGATAAACAGATTAGTTGACCCCATCGCATTCGTTACCGCAGTTGAGAACACAGATATAACAAGAGGCGGAACAGATGTCGAGGACGATGAAAGTATGCGCAATCGAATAAGATTGCGCCCCGAAAGTTTTACGACTGCCGGAAGCAGGTTGGCGTATGCCTACTGGGCATTAACCGCACACGCAAACATCGGCGACGTTGCGGTAATATCTCCTATTCCCGGAGTCGTGGAAATTTTTGTTATGCAAAAAGGCGGCGAGAAACCCGACCCGGAAGTATTGCAGGCAGTCAAAGATATTTTCGGCGTTTCGGAAAAATACGGAATGGTTGAAAGCGAATCGGGCGACCGACTGCGACCATTGACGGATATAATATTAGTCAAACCTGTTCATCAAGAGCAGAGGAGTTATTCGCTGACTTGGTATATTTCGAGGGAACAGGGTGCTCAATTCAAAGAAATTGAGAGAGGGATAGAATCGGCGGTTGCAGAATATGAAACTTGGCAGACCGCGCAAGTAGGGCGGGATATTATCCCGGATAAATTGATTTCATTGTGCCGCGCAGCAGGTGCGAAGAGAATCAAGTTGGAAGGTTTGAATTTTGAAAGAATCGACGCAACGGCTGTCGTAAAATTCGTTGATACAAAGATTATTGAAGGCGGAATTGAGTGAGTAAGTTTAAGTTTGTTAATTTGTTGCCGAGTAGCATAAAAGACGACCCGAAATTTCGTGCCGCCGCCGACTGTTTGGACGTTTTACTCGCGAAGACAAACAAGCAAATGGACGGACTTCTGCTTTACAGCAGAATCGATGAACTCGAAGAGCAGGAATTAGACGACTTGGCGTGGCAGTTCGGACTGGACTGGTACGAGGGCTACGGGCAGGCAAATACAATCGAATTGAAGCGAAAACTTGTAAAAATCGCAATCACACAAAAGTTTCACAAGGGAACAATATTCGCGATGAAGCGAGTTCCCGAAATTTTGGAATATCCTATAAAAATTATTGAGTGGTGGCAGAAAGACCTTGAAATTACACTGAAACCATACGAGTTTGATGTTTATGTCGATTTATCGAACATCGGTTCAAATCCGCAGTTTTACCGCGACTTGGAAAAAATGATTGACAGTTTGAAAAACGTCCGTTCGCATTTGCGGCGGATAGAGGCGATAATCGAAGTTGCGAAACAAAAGATATTTTTCGGAGACATAAAATCGACAATGGAATTTACCCGAATCTTGCCGAATTTAGTCCGAGAGATAAAATCGGAGCAGTTTATTTACGTTGGCTGCGGAACGTATGATGCCGAGCGCATTGATATTATCCCGCAGAATAGATACAAAGTGCTGGCGACAGAAAAAAAGAACTATGTTGCGACGCAAAATGAAAACCTAATTTTGAAGGAGAGTGAAAATGTTTCAGGCAATTAGAATCAGCGATTTAGAAAGAAAGCGTTTATCCGAAGTAAAAGACGAGGGTGTTATTCCCGTCGCAATGCCGAACGAGGACACATTCGGCGTTGAGGTTGCCGATATTATAGAAATAACGGACGAATTGCAGAATGAAATCAACGACAGAGCAACGAAAGACGATTTGTCCGCGCACATCTCCGACAAAGAAAACCCACACGAAACAACAAAAAAGCAGGTAGGTCTTGAACACGTCGATAACGTCCGTCAAGCGACGAAAACCGAGTTTGTCGTACACGATGAGGACGATGTGCGGCACATCACCGAAGAAGAGCGCGACAGATGGGACAAAAAGAGCATTGATGTTTACGACCACGTAAATAACAAAAACAACCCGCACGAGGTTACGAAATCACAGGTCGGACTGGCAAATGTCGAAAATGTCCGTCAAGCAAGCAAAGCAGAATTTGACACCCACGATACGGACAATGTGCGCCATTTGAACGACGGCGAACGGGAAAAGTGGAACGAAAAAGCGGATTCAGATGTCGTTTCCGGCTTAGAAAATGCTATGGTATCGCATATAAATAATAGAGATAATCCACACGATACAACAAAATCGCAGATTGGACTTGGGAACGTTGATAACGTCCAGCAGGCGACGAAAACCGAATTTACTGCTCACGATGTGAATAACGATAGGCACATAAATTCCGGTGAAAGAACTATTTGGAATAGTAAGGCGGACGGTTTAGGAACAGTGCAAGCAGGAACAGGGACTACAAGGACTTTCACTACTCAAACAAACGTAGCACTTTGGACGTTTTTGAAAACTATTTGGGATAGATTGTTTGCAGTCAATACCGTTGTTGATACAAAAGCAGATAATTCTGCGCTCACTACTCACACAGGAAATTCTACAATTCACGTTACTCAGGAAAATAAAGATTATTGGAATAGTAAGCAGAATCAGTTAAATAGAACAATCACAATACATACAAGTTTAGTGCAAAACACCGGTAATACAATAACAGATACCGGCGGAAACTTGCAATTACCAGCACAAGTAAATCTTACTACTCCAACAGAAAATCAAGTAACTCTCACAGACGGCTTTTGGACAATAGGTGCAATAGCACAATCATTACTTAATAATGTTACTTGGTTATTCGCGAATAAGCAAAACAAATTGAACGCCGGAACGAATATTCAAATTACCAACAATACTATAAGCGCAACAGATACGGTTTATACCCACCCTGCACATACAGCAAGAGGGACGGTAGATTTAACAGGTGCGCAAGTATATAATCGTGTTCAAGTAGATAATCAAGGACACGTTACTAATTTGACTACTCGAACTTTGACAGCGGCGAATATTGGAGCGGCGACTTCCGAGCATTCCCACACCATTGCTAACGTTACCAACCTCCAAACAACGCTGGACGGAAAACAGAATGCTTTGAATAATCGAACCGTCGGGGGTAATGATAATGCTACAGGAACAGTGCAGGATAACGGGGGAAATTTAAGTGTACCGATTCCGGTAACATTGACTGCAACATCGGCAACTAATACTCAAAATACGGCAACCACTGCTCAAACATTAAGAACGGTATTGGTAGCATTTAGAAATAATCTCCGGTGGATTTTTGATAGGATTCCGACGTCATCTTCGGCTACTAATCAACTTGCAACGACGGATTTTGTCAATTCATCGATCCAAGATATAGCGGCAAATTATATAACTCCGACTACAGACCCTAATTCGCGTTTTACTTCCCTTGCGGCTTTACGGACAGGCGGTTGGTTTCATAAAGGACAACCTTACCCCACTCCAACCAAAAGTGACTATGCGTTTTATATAAATGCCGACGATGAAAATTCTACTTGGAGAGGATTTTTTGACGGTGCGACTTGGATTCCTTTGCGCAGAGAGGGAGAAAAAGCATTTACAGATGCTCAGTGGAAAGCAATAAATAGCGGAATTATAGCGGAAAATGTTGAAAAATTAGCAGGTATTCAAGCGGGCGCACAGGTTAATCCGTTACGTGGAGACGTCGGAACAGGCGTGTTGACGCAAACGGCGACTGTAGGAAGTGCAGAAACGTGGGCGGCGAGTAATCACACTCACGCTTTACCTGCTACTGTAACACAAGCAAATGCCGAAGCAGGAACAGAGACCACAATTAGAATGTGGACGGCACAAAGAGTTAGGCAAGCAATAAATGCAGTAACAAATGCAATAAATACTGCGTTAAATACACATATCGGAAGGACAGATAATCCTCATAGTGTTACAGCGGTACAAATAGATGCCGCACCTGCTATTCATAGGCATTCCCTCGGAACGGGCGCAAGCCAAGTCGATGCCGCCGCCGCCAACCACAGACACGCGGTCGGCACAGGCGCAAATCAAGTTGATGAGCCGTTAAGATTAACAGGGTTACCTGCTTTAACCTTAGCACAATTAAACACAATAGGACACATCGCGGATAATACTTTTATTTCTTTTAGAATAAGTGGGATAGAAATTCCTGCAAGCGCAATAAGACACGGTAGCGCGAATCTGCCCGCCCTTCACGGTGTAGGATTTTGGCAACGTGGAGACAGTGCCGCAAGACAACAACAAACAATATACTTATCCAATCTCCCCAGCAGTGGTGCGCCGATAAATATAATTACAAGAAGAGCAGCATCAGCAACTACTTGGGAATTATGGGATACGTTATCAGTCGCAGGACACACTCACGAGCCGTCAGAAGTAGGCGCAGCACCGGCGACACACACCCACCCGCAAACAGATGTTACAAATTTTGCGTTAGGTGCTGAATCTATACAGACGAATGATGTCCCTACTACATCGGCGGCGATATTAACTCACATAAATAACATAAGAGACAGATTACACGCAGTAATGAAAGGAACATCGACAATAAAGAACGCGCACACTCATTTAAGGTTAGAAAGTATTCCAACACTAACAGCGGCAGATTTAGAGAATATAAATTTTACAGGAAACTCTACATTTGTAGTGTTCAGAATAGCGAGCATAAATATTGCTGGGTTAACTGCTGTTTGGGGAATGGGGATGTGGCTTAGAGGAGCAGATGCTGCATCTCAAAGGCAAATAATATACCTATCTTCTCCTAATTTTAGAGTTATTCATAGAGCAATGGCAACAGGTACAACGTGGGATGTTTGGATTACATTATCTATTGACGGGCATACGCATACAAGAGCGAATATTACCGACTTCCCGGCGACGATGCCGCCCAGCGACCATACTCACACACTCGGAACAGGCGCAAACCAAGTTAATGCCGCCGCCGCCAACCACAGACACGCGGTCGGCACAGGCGCAAATCAAGTCGATGCTCCGACGTGGGAACAGGTTACCGGAAAGCCGGCGATTCCGGCGGCGGCGAATTTATCGGGACAAGGAACGGCGGCGTTCGGTCAAGCGGCGAATAACGGAGCGACGACGACAACAACATTCTCTCGAAGCGACCACGTTCACGCTTTGCCTTCCCTTCCGGCGACGATGCCGCCGAGCGACCATACTCACACACTCGGAACGGGCGCAAACCAAGTTAATGCCGCTGCCGCTTCTGTTACAAGAACAAATACGACAAGCACACAATCTCCTGCTTTCGGTGCGACGGTTACAATGATAGACGGCGTAACAACCAATGCCGCAGGACAAGTTACGGGAGCAAATACGAAAACGGTTACATTACCCGCTGCTCAAACACTTCCGACAGCAGGAACAGCGGCAACAAATTTTGTCAGCGGAAATCAACTTTCAACAATCGACAATTTAGAAATCGGCACGAGAGCGCAAGCGTTAGGTTACATAGTCAATAGAACAGACGAAATAAGCACGCTTAATTTCATATTGACCTTACGAGATGCCGGAGCGTTTGCAACAAGAACGTGGTCGGCATCGTGTCAATACACACACGCGAATCAACCAGAATTAAATACAGGAATTGGAAGAATAAAATTTTCAGGAGCGTTTATTGAAGTTATGACCCGAACGTCTCCGGGTACAGGTGGCGCGGACGGTATTTTTACAATACGCATAACAACAGGAAGCCACACCTCGAATAGTAATATACCACACGTTGTATTTTTATTTACAAGAGTGGCATCTGCGGGCGCAGATACTAACGGCGTTTGGCAGAGAGTATTCAACGTTCCAAGAACCGGAACAACCGCACAATATATTCGCGGCGACGGAAGTTTAGCGACAATGCCGACAATTCCGTCGGCAGCAAATATTGACACAACGGTATTAACCACAACGGCGTCTCACGGAACAGGGACTGATTATGCCCGTGCGAATCATAGACACGCACTTCCGGAGAGAATGCCACCAACCACGCATACTCACACAACATTAAATGATTTAGCGCTAAATATAACTGTATCAAATCTAAATTCTATTAACTTTACGCCTTTCGACAGTTTTACTCCCTTCACTTTTCAAAATTTGGATATGAGTAGTATGCAAGGATTAGCGCGCATAATAAGTTGCACTGGAACTGGATACTGGATTAGACGCGACGCCCAACAAACACAAACATTACACATAACCTCTTATATGCCGCCGCCCTGACTGTTCTCAATTTTAAGGGGAGGGTAAGCCTATGCAGGATACCATAAAT